TGATGTAGAAAGCATACCTAATGAATCAAGACAAAACATTAAAGGCTTTCGTTCTTTTTTATCTTGATCCAAATATTTGTCTAAAATTTTTGTTGATTGGTGGGAAAATTCCTGAATTGTAGCAACAGGCATTATTACCATTCTTTTACTATCAATTCCACGAGATTCTATCATTTGTCTTGTTAATGCAGATTCGCTCTCAAAATAAATAACACCTCCTTCAGGATTATCTTCTAAAAACTGTTTGACAACGCCCAAAACAAAGAATGTCTTTCCGGTGGCACTTTCGCCTGCAAAAGCAGTAATCTTGTTCGAAGCGAGTCCACCATAGATAGAACCTGAGAGTAAAGCGTTAAGAGCATAACTTCCAGTATCAATAAAAGATTCAACATCTCCTGCCTCAATTCCATCAGAAACGATTCCAGCGTACTCATTTCCACTCTCCTTAATTAACATTTTTAAATCCATATGTTTCTATCCTTAACAATAAAAATTATCAATAGTGTTCTGTAAATTCTGGATATAATTTTGATTATTTTTTCTAAATACCCAAATAGGTTCTATAAATACGTCTGCCAATTCACTGGCATTTGGTCTAGCTGCCATACGCATACCTATTTTTCCTAAATAATTTGATTTATTAAAATTCTTAAAATAATCAACCATATCATCACATAAATTCAATCTTTTATTTCCAGTACTTCTTGGTTCAATAATGTTTATCATCATAAAACCATCATCTTTAATTGTGTCCCAAACTTTTTTAGTAACATTAAAGAAAAAATCATACTTCCATTTATCAAATGTATCATATCTATTCCAAGACTGATCATTGACTTTTTCAGAATATTCAGCGTATTTTTCAGTTTCAAAATAAGGAGGCGATGTAAAATAAAAATCAAAAGTGTTTTTATAAAGATTCCAATCTACATCTTCAGAAGGTTTTCTCCAAATTTTAACAGTTTTACCGCCAATACATTCAAAGTAATCTTCCCTCTCTATTAAAATAGGTTTATCTAAAAACCCCAATGTTTTTTCATAAAATAAACATTGTTTTTTATACATCTCAAATGTTTCAGGATTTGGATCACATCCTACATACAATTGGGAATTTGCAGTAGCATAAAATCCTGCCAAACGATCTCCCCATCCACAAGAAGTATCTAGTATATTTTTTGCCTCATGTTTTTCATATAATGCTTTTGCTACAGTTGGCTTAAATTGTGTAGCAGTATACGTTCCAAGTCTAAAGGATGATCTAAATGTTTTATCATCTATTGCGCTATTTCCCATAACTCCATTTCTCCAAAATATCCAATTCATTCTTGAAAGTTTTTTCTCATCAGACCAAATATTCCATGGAGAACTCACCGAATTTGAGCCGCATTTCATTCTATTTTCTTGTTGAAAATAATCACTGACATCATTGTATGCATGAGATCTATCAATGACCCCTAAAGGGTTGTCTGAATACGTATATTTGTAATCATATCTTTCCTTAACGATGGGGAAATTTTTATATTCCCGAATCATACTAGTAATACAAAAACGATTAAACAAACGTGTTAATCTAGTATGTTCTATTTCTTTTAAAGGAAATGGAACACTATTTAAAGTAATATATCTTGCCAATGAATCTCTGATATCATCTTTATCATATTCACGGATCAATAAATTCCAATCTTCTTTTTTTATTAATGGGATTTTTCTATGATCAGAATTATTTTCAAAATATTCTATAAGTTTTTGAACAATCATATAAAAAAACTATCTATCGTATTACGTCTTTCATAATTCCAATCAACGCATTTGAGTATCGATTTCAAGGGTTCCAAAAACGATTTATCAAATTGCATGTCATAATCTATATAATCCTTTAAACCAAATTCTGGAGGTAATATGGTACCCATGCTGACAACTGATTCACCGGAAGGATTTGGAACTTTTAAGTAAGTAAATTTTATTTTCTCTCCTTCTTGTATCATGGCATGAGTATTCGTCAATTTTTTCTTTTTCAGCATATGATTATGCATAATAGTGCCACGAACATGTATAGGTGTTCCTTTTTTATACAAAGTAACACTATCAGAATACTTAGCGATACCTTTTACAGAACGAGGAAAAGCAACATCTTCGGCAGATAATTTACTAAATTCTACTCTAAATTTTTCAATGAAGTCTATCATTTCATTTTCCGTACCATTCATCAAAATCTGAAAAGCTTCATTTAACTTATTTCTAACAATAGCAGGAGTAGACGATTTTACAGATTCAATACCCATGACTTTTAATTTTGGTTTTGCATACTGAACACCTTCAGAATTATGAACATTCATGATGTAATGTTTTTTTCCTGTCCAAACCGCCTTATCAGCCAAAACCTCTCTCTTCATATTCATCTTTTGCTGAAATGCATTCATGTATTCTTTAAGAGTGTCGAATGAATTATTAATAACATCTTGCATTTTAGTTTCACAAACTTTATCAAGAAATTTAATAATTTTTTCTTTATCAGAAGTGTCTTCGAAAACGTTTTTGACCAAATCATCAAAACAAACATAAATCGAATCAGTATCAACGGCCACGATAAAATCTTTATCTTCCGTTCTCAATATCTTATTCAAGTATTTGTTAACATCTCTCTCAACCCAACGAATAGACAACTGACCTCCAGATGTAATAGCTTCTGCCTACTTTATATCATAAAATCTAAAATATTGATTTCCTAATGCACCATAAGCAGAATTTAATTGAATTTTTCTGGCCATTTGCATATTATTCAAACTAGCCACTCTCTTGTCTATTTCTCTTTTTTTGACAGGATCTTTTTCATTTTCATATTCTTGCTTTGCTTTAAGCATATCTTTCTTAAAGATTTTTCTCTCTGCATACATTCTTTCCATCATCTCCGCCAGAAAACCTTGTTTATCATTCTTGAAATGAAAACCATTTGCAGCAAGAACCATTTTTTGTTTTTTAGCATACTCAGTATCTATTTCTTGATCTAACAGTTTATCAACAGTGACAGGTTTTGGAGGATAATCTCTAATAATAGTGTCTGGTGAAATATTATATTGCATAATTAAATGCGGATATAAACTATCAAGATCAAAACTAGCAACCCACTCATACATTCCAGGAATAGGTTCTTTCACAAAGGCGCCCATATAAGGTTCATTTTTTATGGTAGTTTGTTTAGGAGGAATGACTATATTTTTGCTTCTTAATTCATTGTATATCAATGTATCCCACATTCTTACTTGTGTAAACACATCTGTATAGTTTACCTTAGCATCATACGCCAAAACTATGGACATTTCAATCAATTTCATCTTTTCTTCGAGGCGAGTAACTAATTCAACGTCTTTAATGTTATAATCAATAAATTTTTGATAATCCTCTTTCCATAAATTGTGTAAAGATCCGAATTCAGTATAATCAAGTTTTCTTTCGCCCAATTCAACGTGAGCAATGTGATCTAATCTATAGTTTTCCTGTTGTGTATGGGTAAATTTACGATAAAGATCCAAATAATCAAGTGTAGCAACACCCATCACCTCAAAAGATTGCTGCTCTCTTGTACCACCAAATCCAGCCTGATTAACTGTTCTCTCACTAACAAAGTTCCAAGGAGATAATTTAGATGGTCCCATCTTCGATGAGGATTCATCGAATAATCTATTCATGCGATTTACCAAATAAGGAATATCAAAAAACTTAACATTCCAACCAGTAATTATATCTATGTTTTGATGACTCCACCAATCAATAAATTCTGTGAGCAAATGTAATTCATCATCACAAGAAAAATATCTAACATTATCTTGACTAACTTTATAAGAACCAACACCAAAAACCCACAATCTATCACCTATCTGAACAGTGATAGCAGTGACAGGTTGACTTGCGATTTGAGGATCAGGAAATCCGTTTTCAGATCCAACCTCAATATCAATGTTGGCAATTCCTATTTTACTAAGGTCATATTTAACAGTAGAAGGAAAATTATCTGATATAAAAGTATAGTGATAATTTGTATTACCATATATTCGAAAATTTTCTATATTTTCATATTTTTTTATAAACTCTTTTGCCTCTTTGATCGTTCCGCATTCTATAGGAGAAACATATTCTCCTTCAAGTGTTTTGAATTTGGTAGGTTTTGGAGAAGGTATATAAAGGGTGGGGTTGTATTCTAAAGTTTCTTTAAAATGTTTACCATTTTTATTGATTCCTCGGTAATAAATTTTACCACCCCAATTTTGAACGTTTGTGTAAAAACTCATTTAATATCCTTGACAACAGTATTATTATGTTTCTCTAACATATGATAACAATAATTTAACTGTTTGTCAAGAAATCTCTTGTATTTAAACCATATTGAAGTGTTGAATAATAAAAAATTTCTATAAATTTTAATTATTTTTTTAATCATTTTACTTTTTTACCGGGTTGCCATTCTAAATATTTTCCTTTAGTTTTTGCATTTATTATTCTAGAATCTTTTCGATTCTCACCGTTTCTTGTGTAAGAAACATGTACCCAACCACTATTTGGATCTTCGTCTGGATCATGAAATTCTAAAATTAATTGATCATAATCCAAATTCTCATATATCCATGTCGCCAATTCTAGATTAGATAAACCATAAATTTCAAAATCCGCTGCTTCACCTTTGGCATGTTGAGATCTAGATGAAGAGCCGATTGCTTCACATAGTTCAATTGAACGATAACCGGAATTTATTTTTACAGATTTCTGATAAAAATCTCTCACAGGTTGTAAAATATTACAGCACAAATTAGTTAACGAAATTATGTGTTCTATGTCGGGGGTATTTTCGATGCCTTTTCTGATAGCAGTATCAGAAAATGTCATTTCTTTGAGGGAAAAATTTTGAGTTAAATTCATATTAAAATGTCCTACAAACAAAAAAGGGGGTAATAAATACCCCCTATGTTGTTAAATATTATAATCTACTTTTTTCACACCATCATCTATTGCAATTTTACGAGGTTTTTTGTCCTCAGGTATCACTCGCTCCAATTCAACTGTCAATAAACCATTTAACAAATCCGCTCCTTTCACAACTATATCATTGGCGAGATGAAATTTACGGGTAAAAACTCTCTTGGCGATTCCATGATGAATATAATCACTTTCATTATTTTTATCTACTGGCACTGATTTAATAGTCAAAGTGCCTTCTGCCAATTCTATGTCCAAATCATCTTTACTAAAACCTGCCAAAGCAAGTTCTATAACATAACTATAATCATCGATTTTTCTAATATTATAAGGTGGATATCCTCCCACATTTGTGGCAGCAAAATCATTATTAAAAAGACGATTAAAAAAAGTATCGAACCCGATTGACTGTGATAATTGGCGTTCAATATCTTCAATAGTTCTTGGAACTAAATAACTGGTCATATGCTCTCCTTTAATAGCGAGATTAATATAATTCCTCTGCTTTCGCCAGAGGGTGTGGCTTCTTGCCACATTGAGGATTCAATAATGAACTCCTCTTAAACTTCTAGATCCCACCAATTTTTTTGTGCCATGATCATAGGACCACGCATTTCGGTAGGAAATTTACAAATACCATAATCTTCTATAATATCCTCTTCGGCAAAAGTATCATCACCAAAACTAAAAGGACGACTTCCTGTTCTCGACATAAATGTTGCCTCATTCCCTTTTAATTTTCCAAGAGGAATTTCTTCATGGTACTTAATCTGATTATTTGGACAATGATTTGTCCCTATTAAAATAGTATTATTTTCTCCGGCTTTTCCGAACAAAATACTATCTTGTTCAAATTCTTCTCCGAGTTTAAGTAACATTTTTTTTAAAGTTCCCTTATTCTCCATATCAACTACAAAAAAAGTATTTTC